GGGCCTCGAGGTTGCCGTCGCGGGATCCGAACTGCTGGGCCGTCGCGTAGGGAAGCTCGCTTCCAACCTCGAGCACGTCTCCGCGCAAGACGGAGTCGATGGACCGAGACAGCGCGCCGGTTTCGTAGAGCAACTTGTCGCCGGGTCCGCGGGTTTCGGCGTAGGCCGGAGACCACGGCTTCCACTTCTGGCCGCTCGGGCCCGTCTCGTCGTCTTCGAGCCGCAACCGTGCATCCTCCTGAATCGCCTCGCCGACGAGCACGAGCGAGCGACCGGGGAACCAGGCGTCCCAGTAGTCGACGACGTTGTCGAGGCTGTCGGTGTAGGAGAGGTCGAACATCAGCTGCAATCGCAGGGGCTCGGGTAGGTCGCGCAGCAGCCGTCGAAGCCGCCGCCGTAGGAGGTTGAGGAGCGGGACGGACGGGAGCCGACTCCGCGAGCAACGTAGGCCGCGGGGGCTCGATGCCGGGGCCGCGGCGTGACGATGCCGAGGTCGAGCTCCATCTTGGCGATCTTGTCGAAGTAGGTCAGCGCGTCGTCGTAGGCGTCGCGCAGGTACTGCGGCCGGGTCCCGTCGGTCGGGCACGATCCCCAAGCGGCGATGCGAGCGGCCGCTTGGGTCAGGTGTGCGGGCACGATCGCCGGCTCGGCCTTGTAGGCGTTCAGGATCGTCGTGTTGAGACGGCTCGACGCGAAGTCGATCTGCTTCACGATCCTGGCCAGGATCGTGTCTGGCATGTCGAAGGTCAGCCCGTCGACCGTCACCGACGTCACCGCACCACTCCAAAGGCGCACGTCGAAGCGCTCCTCGATGGTCTCGCGGACGCCGCCGAGCTCGCGCAGAACGTCCTCCGTGGTGCAGTAGGTCGGCATCGTGTCAGCCAATCAGGGCTTGGGACATCGCGGTGAGAGCACCCTTGCGGGCCTGGCCAGCCTTCTCGGCCTCGATGACCGCGAGCAGTTCGCCGGGGCTCAGGTCAGCCAGTAGCTCGGGAAGCTCCGAGAGCGTCGCATCGGACGGGTCGAACGGGAGAGCGGCTGCTGACGCCGGGGCGGTGGCCGGAGCCGGGGCAGTCGCCATCGCCTCGAGCTTGAGCTGCATCGCCTCGATCTGCGCCTGGAGCATGCGGACCGTGGCGTCGGTCCCCGTGCTCTCGCCGAGCCTGTGGCGCTTGGCGGTCGGGGACTCGACGATCCCGCGGCGGATGTCGGCGTCGTGGACCTCTGCGGCCTCGACGTCGTCGACGGGCGGATGAGTCTCGACGAGGACCTTGGCGGCCACGTACTTCTTGGCGACGCCGCCCTTGATCTTGGACCAAAGGCGATCGGCCAGGCGGTTCTTTCCGGGCGACAGGTTGATGTCCTGCCGCCCGGCAGGAAACGCCATGCGCGAGGAGTCGCGCCAATCGAGATAGACAACGGAGTCGGATGCGGAGGTCATGGTCTTGTGTCCTGCTGGTCTAGGGCGTGGATCAGTAGTTCGCGTTGGCGGGCTGCTCCCAGTTCGCGGTGCCGCCGTCGACGACGAGAACGGTGTCGGTGTCGAACACCTGGACACCGGCGAACCGCGAGATGATCTCCATCGAGATCACGTAGCGGTCCTCGTCGTAGGGCGCCATCAGCCGCATGTAGTAGGGCATGGTGCAGACCACGAGCGCGGGGTCGTTGCTGTAGAAGAGCGCGGCGGGGTCACCGAGGCGACCGGCCTGGCTCATCCCGTTGTCGGGGATGATCTTGTGGGGAACCTGCTCGTCGGCGTAGGCCGACTCGATGAAGGCCTTGAGCTTGGTGTCCGTCGCGGTCGAGAACTGCTCGGTCGCGAAGTAGTTGTGCTGGATCCGCGGAAGGACGCTGTGCTGCGGGATGTCCTCCTCGGTCGCGGCGCCGTAAATCTGCGAGATCGCGGCGATGTACTCGTCGTAGATGTCGGCCGGGAGGCTGCCGCCCCAGTCCGTGGTCGCCACGCGGCGGCGGATGCCGGGGTGGTTGACGATACCCGTCAGCCCGTGCGTCGCGTTTCCGCGGCGGATCAGGTTGTTGAGGTTGAACGCGTGCTCCTGGCGGAGCAGCTCGCCCTTGCGCTCCATCGCATCGAAGCCGCGCATGTTGGCCTCCTGGATCTCCTGCCAGGTGACCTCGACCTTGGTAGCGACCTTGACGAACCTCTGCTCGGTCAGGTCCTCGGCCACGGTGACGGATGTTTCGGGAGACTGGTTGTCTGCCGTGATTCCATCATCGTTGGTGTGGTAGCGACCGCCGGCCGTCGAGTACTCGATCGACTTGGCTCCGGGGTGGGATCCGCGGTCGGTCAGAGTGATGTAACTACCGTCGGACCAGTGGGTCTTGCGGGGCTTCTTGAGATAGAAGCCCTGGATCACGGACCGCAGAGCGCACTCGCTCACGTGTCCGAGTTCGGCGTCGTTGGTGAACCCGCCGCCCCTGGCGTCGCGGCCCCACTTCTTGGCCGCGACCGCACCGAAGTCGAGGGACATCCCCTCCCAATCTTGGTTGAGGTTCGCGTCGTCGCGAAAATCGAGGTTGAACTCGGACTCGCCGTCCTGGAACAGCTTGGCGTCCTTGATGGTTTGCTTCGGATCGAAGGGCATCGTTTTGGTCTCCGTTGTCAGGGCCCCGGGTCAGGGCAGGTTGATCTCGAGCATGGCGACCAGGCGCCCTTGCGAGTCGGTGTAGCTGGGCTCGAGCCAGCGGGCGTTTGTGATCTGGACAGCATCGCCGCCGCCGTCGTCGGTGCGGAAGGCCCCGGCGAGTTCGGCTCCGGCCGCGGTCACGCGGACGAAGACGCCGTCCCCGATGGCGATCGCCTCCTCGACGCGCACGGGGATCTGGCCGCGGTAGACGAGGGAGACTTGGGCACCCTCGTCGTAATGGTCCTCGGCGGTGAGGCTGCCGCTGTTGGGCGCGATGTCGGTCGACTCGGCGGTGATGCCGAAGAGGGCCGCCGCGGTGTCGCCGGTGGTCAGCTTGCGGATCGTGCCTGCGGTGTCGAGCGCGACGCCGAGGCCGAGGAGCAGTTCGCCGTTGGCGACGGTCGTGTCGGCCAGGGTCAGCGTGGCGCCGCCCGGGACGACAGCGTTGGTCAGCGAGAAGCCGGCCCCCGGAGTGTACTCCTGCACCGTGACCACGTTGGTGGCGACGGACGGGAAGGCCAGCCGGAGCGCCTCGGTGTTCGTGTCGAAGTTGACGCCGAGGCCCTGGGCGATCGTGTTGTCGGTGTCCGGCGGGACGGTGGCATCGTACGAGATCGTGATCCCGTTGATGTCGAAGCTGTAGGTCCCGGTCGCGGCGACGCCGGCCACGGTCGCGGTCCAGGTGGCGAGCTCGGCAGGCCACGCCCGCGAGCGGAGCTTGGTGCGGCTGTGGTCAACGATCTCCCCGGGGGTGTAACGCTGCTGTTGAGGCTGAGTCATGGCTTGCTCTCTCGGTTCAGCCGCCGTAAGCGGCGGTCTTGATCATGCGGTTGAAGTTGACGACCTTGGAGTCGTCGACGGTGGTCTCGGACTGCTCGGCGCGGCGGGTGGCGGACTTGAACTCGCGGTCGAAGGTGCGCGAGACGTAGGCCGCGAACGCGTCGCCCATCTCAGCCTTGGCGGACTCCAGATCGCCCTTCCAACTCGCGTCAAGGTCGATCAGCGCGGCGGCCTTCATGTCGACGATGGTCAGGCCGTCGGCGTAGGCCTTGCCCTTGGCGGTCGGCGTCCAGGCCTTCACGACGTCAGGGCAGACGTCGGCAAGCCGGTCACACAGAGCCTTGCGGGCGTCGGCGTCGGCTTGCAGTTCGAGCCGGGCGAGCCGCTTGGTCAGCGCGTCGTGGTCGCCTCGGAGCTGCGCGTAGTTCTTCTCGACCGCGGTCTTGGCCGCGACGGCGTCGGTGCGCTTGGCCTTCTCGGCCTCCCATGCGGCGGCAGTGTCGGCGGTCATTTTGGCGACGATCCCGTCGGCGATCTCGACGTCCATCAAGGCAGGCTCGGCGAGAACGGAGGCCACCGCGTCGGGACGCTTCATCATGTCGGTGGCGGCCTCGGGGCTCATGCCGGTCATGTCGACGAGCTTGGACATGTCCTCCGCGGCCATCTCCTCGCCCATCATCGCCGCCTTGGCCATGCTCATGAGCATCTCGGCGACGGCCATCATGGCCTCGGGCGGCACCTCGTCGGAGCGCATCGCATCACCGAGGGAGTAGGAGGACGCGACCATGTCGCGCATGGAGCCCATGCAGGCGTCGGAAAGGTTCAGCATGATGTCGTTGTCCTTGGTCGGTGCGCTGTCGAGCGCGAGGGGCACTTCCCAGGCGGACCCGTCGACCGAGATTCGGGCCAGCGGTCCGGCTCGGCCTGCGTCGACGAGGGCCAGGTGGTTGATTCGGATCTTGGTCTGGCGGTAGCGGTACTCGTCGCCGAACGGGTCGGTCCCGCGGTCAGCAACGGGGATCGTCGTGTAGCCGCAGGAGAGCTCGACCTTGCCGTTGCGGATCTTCCGCAGCGTGGCGAGATCGCCAACGAGGATCGTCACCCGGACGTATCGGCGGCCGTCGGCCTCGGGGAGCAGGAGCAGCTCGGCATCCTGGCCACACGAGCCCTTGGCGTAGATCGTGTAGTTCGACGGGACGACCAGTTCGCTCGGGTGGTCGTCGGTGAACGGCTTGAGCGCGTAGCTCGGGCAGCTGGCCTCGACCTCTTCGTCGGAGCGGTACTCGCCCCAGGTCTCGATCCCGTTGCCGTAGAGCTGCGTTCCGGTCCGCGCTGCGAGGACGGAGACGAGGAAGAATCCCTCATCGGTCAGGCAGTCCTCGAACCCGTCGGCGCGCAGCTGGTCCGAGACAGCCTTGACGGTCTCGGCGTCGCTCCGGTCTGCGGTGGTTTCGGCGGCCGCGAGGGCGCGGTCGATGGCGACCTGTTGCCGCGAGTCGAGCGACAACTCGACGCGTGACCACCGGTATCGGCGGCCGTCGTCGGACACGGCTTCGGCGAGGTCGGCCGCGGTTGCGAGCTTCGGGGGATCGGGATCCACGGGCTCGACTGCAAGGTCGGCGCTCACGTCGGGCCCTGGTTGCTCCGAGGTGGCGCCGATCTCGTCGATCGCCTTCCGCATTTCGGCCAGGATGTCGGAGTAGTTGACCGCTCCATCGACCAGGCCAGCGAGCGCAGCCCGTGCGCCTGAGTCGGACCCTCCCAAGATGGCGTCGCGCAGCGCGTGCGCCCCGTCCTCGACAGACCTGAACTTGGAACTGAGCACGCAGAGTGCGGCGAAGGTCTCGGCCGCGGATAGACCCGCGTCCGTGGCCGTCTTGGAAACGATCCCGTGCGCCCGCTCCATCTCGTCGATCGTGGCCAGTCCGCGCGCGGCGGCGATGTCGAGCAACCTCATCCGAGCCTCACCACCGGCTTGGCGTCGTCCGTCGGCTTCTCGGTCCTCGGCAGCCGCTTGGCCAGCTGCTCGAGGCGCTTGCGCTCGAGGTCGGCCTGCTCATCCGGGTCCGGCGCCTTGGCGCGCTGATCACGATCGCTCACGTCTCTAGAGCCCTACCCGAGGACGGCCAGCAGCGCGCGAACTACACGCCCGGACCGTTGCGCGGGTGCAACGCGAGCACTGTTCACAGTGGCGCGAATGTCGCTTTGTAAAGCTGGGCCCGATCCGGTGGCACGCGTCACGAGTTGCGGTATTGCTTCCTCGTGACCAGCCCCGCCGCCAACACCGAAGCCTCCTGGACCGCCCGCGCCCGCGCCCGCTACACCGACCCGGCTGCCGCCAAGGCTGCCCTGGAGGCTTGCAAAACCGAGATCGACCGGCTCTTCAAAGCGCGCCAGATGCTCCGCGTAGCCCGTCGCCCTGAGTACCGATTCGGTCTCGTCGCCTCGGACGTCTCGACCGACGTCGTCGGGATCCTCGAATCGACGATCTCCGAGCTTGCCCATGTCGGCGCCGCCCGTGACGCGAACATCCGGGCACTCGCTGCCCACCACGCCGAGCTCGAAGCCCAGGGCCACGCGCAGGACGAGGTCTGGAATATTCTGGAGGACTCCGGGTCTCGTGATCTTGGGTTCCGCTACGGCGACAGCGCGGCCCTTCGCGCGATCCGCTAGGCACCTTCGCAGACGAAAGACCACGACCATGACCCCGACCATCGACAACGCCAGCCTCGCTCTTCGTCCCGTGCACACCGACTCCCTCACGATTGGTCGCGCCGACATCGAGTTCTCGCGGCCTCCGCGGTGCTCCGCGAGGGCGCCCCAGAAGGTCATCCAAGGAGACAAGCAGTGAACGCTACTTTCTACGACATCACGATGGGGCGCCGTTCGAGTTTCGCCTATGCATCCAGGGCCCAGGTCCGAGCGGCAATGCTACGGCATCTGCGTCGACTCGAATGCTGCCCGGAGCTGTCCACCGGTCGGAAGCGAATCAGGTTGGCCGATCTCGCGCTTGCCGATGCGCATTTTCTGGGCAAGCTCCGAGGCTCGGTCGTCTCGGCGGTTGCTCGGGACGTGACCCGCGCCGCACTTGATGGCCGATGGGACGACCCCACAAACGAAGCGGCAGACGCCCTGACGGAGATCTGAGCCATGGGCCGCCCAAAGTACACATACGCGGTCGAGGCCCAACGCGGCGCCGACTGGCTGACCATCGCCGACGACGAGACCCGCGACTTTTGCCTCGGCTACCTCGCCGCCCTCCGTCAGTGTCCCGGGCCCAGGCTCGCCGTCCGGGTCACCCGCAGCGACGGCCGGCTATGCGACGAGTCGGGGGCCGTTGAGCGCGTAGGCCTCGGCATGGTTGCCGGGTGGCCTACCGCCGAGCAGTACGAGCGCGCAGCCGAGCGCGCCCTCGAACAGGCCCGCGAGGTGCGGGCCCGATCGACTTTGCAGGGTCGGAGCTTTTGATGGCGCTCGTTATGGAGGCGCTGTAATGAGCACGAAGGACCGTTCCCCTGCGCGACCAGGATCAGCCCGGCACGAACAGCCCGAACGGCGACCCCGGCACGAGCCGCTGAAGGGCAACTGAGCAATGGTCCGGTACCCCGCGCAGCCTTGCGAGCCAAGTGTTCGCCGCCCGGGCTGCCACGATCTCGATAGGCGGGCAACAGTCGACTGGCGTCGTCCGGCGCAGAACCTCGCGCTGGACGCGTTCCGGGCCAGGCGCAAGCACGAGCACGCTCAGGTCTGCCGACGCTCGGACCGGGCGGATCTGCGGCGCCGGCAAGCGGTCGACCACTCCAGGGATCGCGGACCCCGTCAGAGCGGCAAGCCCTGGCAGGCACGAGGCGCGAGCACGGAAGCGCAGTCGGCCGTCTCCGACCCACGGCCAGACCGAGACCCTCGGACGCATCGAGTCCGGGACCAGTCCGAGCATCTGGCGCTCGGGCCACGGGGAGTCGGGCAGGCTCACACAGCCGATGTCGAACTCGACCTCGAACAGCGCGGGACCCTCGAGGAGAAGGTCGGCGACATCGAGGCCAAGCGCCGACGCGGCGGACTCGGCGAGACCCGTAACCGGTTGCCGCCCCCCGTCTTCCAGGTACCAGAGACTCCCCGCATTGACCCCAGCCGCGGTCGCGGCCGCCCGAAGGGTCAGGCCCTGCTGCTCACGCTCGGACCGGAGCCGGGCACCGAAGCTCACCGAGCACCGCCGATCCGCAGTTGCAGATGCTCGGCTGTGATCATCTCGCGTCCGGCGAACAGGCTCGCGCGGGCGACGGCGTTCTTCAACTCGCGGACGTTGCCCGGCCAACTGTGCAGGCGGATCGCCGCGAGAGCATCTGGCGAGAACGGGTCATCGAGGGGCCCGTCGTAGAACATCCGTGCGAGCACAACGACGTCGTCCTCGCGGTCCCGGAGCGGGGGGACTTCGACCTCGACACCGGCCAGCCGGTTGTACAAGTCGAGCCGGAGCCATGACGGGTCGCGCCACGTGGCCGAGACGATACGCGCGGTCAGGTCGGGCCCCGCGAGAACCCGGAGCACGGCGCCCTGGGCTGCGGGTGGCAGCTCCCCAACCTCGTCCAGAAACAAAGTCCCGCCGCCAGCCGCAAGCACCCCGAGAAACTCGGCGATCTCCGCGGGCGAGTCTGGTAGCGCCGCGCAGTTGACCGCGGTGAACGGGCCCTCGCGGTCGCCATGCAGTCCGCGGGCGATCCCCTCCTTGCCGGTCCCGCTTTCCCCGGTGATGAGCACGGGAAGATCCGCAGGCGCCACGCGTTCCAGGACCGCGAAGATCTCGCGCATCGCCACGCTCGCGCCGTAGACCGACCCGAAGTGGTCGCGGTCGGACAGTCCGAGGCCGCTGTCGAGGCGCGCATCGGCTTCCGGCTCGGACCCTGGCTCAGCTTGCTCGACTTCCTCGGCTTGTTCCTCGGCCTCCTCGACGCCGCCGGCCCCGTTGATGGCCTCAAGCACCGACGGCCAGTGGAAGCGCCAGCGCGAGCCGACCTTGCGACCCTCGATGACGCCGGCCTCGCGCATGCTGATCACGGTCGACGGCGAGACGCCCAAGCGCCGGGCGATCTCCGCGGTCGCCTCGAGCTGCTCGATCGGCACCTGCTTGGCGGCGACGGCCTCCGCCTCCGCGGCAATGTCTTTCTCGGCCTCAAGGCGCTCGCGGTACTCGGGCATCCCGGGGTACACGTTGAGCGCCGGATCGCCCATCAGGACTTCGTGAGGGGTTCCGGCCTTCGCATCGAGCTCGCGGCTGCGCGCTTCGTCGAGGCGCTTCTCGGCCTTCTCCTTGTCGCTCAGATCCTTGAGGGGGTCGAACTCGACGGTGTACTCGGTCGGGATCTCGTCGTCGGGTCCGGCCTTGCGGCGCTCGATGCCGAGCAGGATGTCGGTCAGTCGGGTGATGGGTCCGACGAGTTCATCGACGCGCAGTCCGTCGGCGAGTTCGTCGTAGGCATCCATCGGGCCCGAGTTGGTGCCGAGGTTGCCGACGGCCTCCATGAGCACTAGTTCTTTGGGGAAGCCGGTATTGGCGACGAAGGTCAGCTTTTTTTCGTTGACCAGCTTGTCGAGGCCTGAGGTGTTGCGACCGACCTCGTTTAGCGAGTCGCCCGAATCGATGATAAGCAGGCCATTGTTGTCGAGGTTGGCCGCGATCGCGTCGAGCGTGGCTTCGATCTCGTCGGCCTCCGTCGAGTCCGGCGACGTCTGAGCCTTGCGAAATCCTTCGAGATTCAGGCTCAGCAGGCTGAGTGTTCGGACGATGGTCCCGACGTTCTTGTCGGTGTCCTTCCAGTCGCACAACGACGAGTAAATCGTCTCGATCCACGACGGCGGCCAGCGGGTCATCGTGTTGTAGATGTTCGTGCTCCACGTGCCCAGGTCGGTGGGGACGTCGTTGGCGACGACGACGATCACGCGCGACCGGTGGATCAACCTGCCCTTTCCCGCGATGTTGTAGTTGTCCTCGAAGAGATCGCAGTTGTCCCACGTCCGGCCTGCTGGGTACGGTCGGAGCGTCAAGCACGTCATCGCCCGCAAGCCTTTGACGCTGCGCACGAGGTTGGGTTCGAGCGGCTCGGACAGCGGCCGGTTCGAGTCGTCAACCTCGACAAGGATCCCGGCTCCGCCGAAGATCATCTTCCAGATCACGCACGACCGCAGCTTGCTCGCCAGTCCCAGGGTCTCGAGCTTGCTCTGGATGTCGCCCCACTCGTACTGAACGTCGGCGTTCTTGTAGGTCCAGTCCTTCGAGAGCATCCGCGTGGCCAGCCGCGTGATGATCTGGCGAACCACGCCGTTCTGCGAGTAGGTCGCCCACGCCGCCTGGGGCATCAGCCAGCCCGACCCGAACGGGGTCCCCGTGCTGTTCAGCCGTTGACCGATATCGTCCTGGTGCTGTTGCAGTGCGTCGTTGCGCGTCTTCATAGTTTGATCGTCCTGAGTGGGCGCCGGTTCTTGCGGCGAGTGGGCGGCGGCGTGGGGGTCGGCTTCTCGTCGCCCTCGCGGACGGCCTGGTCAAACAGGGCCAGCGCATACGCGAAGTCGGCGTGTCGCTTCTGCTTGCGATGGTCCTTGCTCATGATCTGCGGGGCCACAATGCGCCCGCGCCCGTCACGATGCAAGCACGCAAGATCCGAGACCAGGATGGGGAAGTGCATCGGAAGCTCGTACGCCCCGGCTTGGATCCGCTTGAGCAACGCGTTGAACTGCGGCTCGTGCCAGGCGGTCGTGATCTTCACGACGCGGAACTTGCCGTTGGTCTTGGCCTTGGCACGCTCAGTCGAGTTCTCGCCCGACCCGACCCCATCACCGCAGCCCGACAGAAACACGCTGTGGAACCGATCGAGAATGAAGTCCGAGACGAGATCTTGCTCCGGCCAGGGCAGATCTTCGATCTCGACCACGAGCCGGACGCTTCGCACTCCGGTCCGAGAGCTGCGCCCATAGATCCAAGTCGACATGTTGTGATTGCGTCCGTAGTCGCAACCTGCCGACATGCCAGGGCCCTCGCCGCTGACTCGCTCGAGGATCGGGGCAAGGAAGCGGTCGCACCACTGCTTGACCTCGCGCCGACGGTCCAGGGCAAGGGCCGCGTTCTCGTCGTCGTCGCTCCACGACTTCGAGCTCGAGTCGACCTGCACTCCGTTGACCCACACGGCCGGCTCGCTCCCGCCGCGCAGCTCGAAGATCGAGCACTCCTCGGTCGACAGCCGGAGGCACCTCTCGATCAACTGCCGCGCGAAGATGGTCGATCCGCCGGTCGTGGCGATGCAGCGGAACTCCTGGTCCCACGCCTCGCCCGCGTCCGACTCCAACTCGGCGAGCCAGGCATCGTCGCAGGTCTCGTCGTATTCGACACCACGCACACGATAGACGCGCTCGCACAGGCCCTCAGCGACAGCATCGTGAATCGTCACGTGGTGGTAGGACCCGGCGCGGTCGCCCGACTGGATGTCTTGGACGAGCTTGTAGAAGCCGTTGTCGGTGCCGAAGAACGTCGAGATAAACGAGACCCTCCCACCCCAGACGAACAGGCCAACGGCGGCGGCCATCCACAGGTCGATATCTTGCTGCGCAGCCTCGTCGCAGATCGCGTATCCCTTCTTGCCGCGGAGACGGGCCGGGCGCGAGGGCATCGCGTAGATCGTGAACCCCGACGGGAAGCGGATCCGGTAGGTCAGGAGCCGCTCGTCGTCCTCGTCCTCGAACCAGTCGTCGCCTTGCTCGACGCCGCTGGCACCGACCAACTCGCCGATCGCCGGACTCAGCCACTTGATCCACCGCGCGCAGTCCTCGATAAACTGGGCCGCGTCCTCGCGCGACATCGACATGAAGTAGACGTCCATCCCGCCCTCGGACCGGCGCATCGACGCGACCTCGACGGCCTCGTAGGCTGTCGCCCACGTGATGCCGATCTGCCTGGACTTGCCGATCGCCTTGACGCGTGTGCGGTCGTAGACCCACCGGCGCTGGTACGGTAGAAGGGCGCATTCCCCGTGCGGCACGGGCAAGCTCACCGCTGATCCTGCGCGCATCGCCACCGCTGTGAGTATCCACGATCTCCACTCTGTGGGCCAACTGTCACGCGTAACCGGCGCGGCGCCTGCTGCGCGTATTGCCAGGCGTAGACGCCGGGCCCCGCGGTGGGCTAGCCTGGCCGGGAGACCAGTCGCCTGAGAGACCGCACATGGCAAAGCCCGTCACCTCGCCACACCCGACAATCGTCCCCGACGACGACGCCCCCGGCCGGACCGGGACCTACCGCCTGCACGAGGACTCTCGCGGCATGGTGCTGCTGACCCAGGTACGAGAGGCCGAGCCAGGTAGCGACGTGGAGAAAGAACTTGCTCACAAGCTGTCCAAGCTCGATGACGTTCACGAGGTCGTGACCGCGGCAAAGACTGTCGTTGACCAGGTCTCGATTTTGATCTCCGGGGCCGGCAAGACTGGACGTGGGGTCAAGGTCATCGGAGCGCTCCTCGCAGCCGCGATCACTGCCAACCCTGTGATCGGAAGCCTTGTCACACCGGACAACGGCATCAGCGAGCAGCTCGACATCTTGATCAAGGACTCGAACACCGCCAAAATCGAGCGCCGCGGCCTGGCCAAATGGCAGTGGCAGCTCAAGCAGTGCGCCGACGAGCAGGCCAAGGCCGTGCCCGACCCCAGCAAGATCCGCCAATACTGCGTCGACGAGCCCCCGCCGCCCGTCCGCGTGATCCTCGCGCAAGACGCGATGGAGACCCATCAATGACCGCCAAGACCGCCCATACCCTCCTGTTCGCCTTCGTCCTCGCCGCCTGCGTCGGAGCGAAGGCCTCGACTCCAACGGCCCACCCTGCCGACGAATACGACCACGAGCCGAACATCTGCGACCTGAACCCGGGATGGTGCGTCCAGTGCGGCCACGTCGGCGAGGTCGCGTGTGACCCACAGAGCGACGAGGGTTGGCTTTGCTGCGTCGCCGCGGGCCCATGCGTGGCCGTGGAGACATACGACGCGGACTGCCAGGGAGACGTCGGGTGGTGCTCGGACTACTACACCGAGAAGCTGCGCAACGGTATCGAGGTCGCCACGTGCGAGGACGGCCCGTAGCTCAGTCGAGCTGCCGCGCGAGCTCGTAGGCCCGCGCAAACGGTGACCCTCCGGCTGGCCAGTCCGACTCCGGCAGATAGCCTCGAGCAGCCTCGAGCAGCCGGCGACGGAGCGTCCGCACGGCCTCGCGCTTGGGCTGGACGAACTCGCCGTCCAGTTCGCCGTCGAGTTGCTCGTAGCGGTCCTGGTCAGTCCCGTCGTCCGCATCGAGGGCCCGGAGCTTCTCGGCGATACCCGCGGCCAACTCGCGCTCCGCTTCGTCGAGGCTGGCGGCGCACGAGGCCAGGTCTTCGCGCATGATGCTCGCGCGGATGGAGGACATCGTCGAACATTCAGCCTCGGCCCGCTCTCGCGTGGCCCTCTTGGCGCCGGTCCAGGCCGCTAGCATTTCCTCGACGACGGCAAGCGCTTCGTCTTCGCCGACTGCCACCTCGACCGTCTTCCGGTCGAGTGCGTCCGCATCGATTCCGACCGCTACCCGCAGCGCTTCGATGGCGGCGTCGCGGCGGTCCATCCCGTCCACGTCGACAACGGGGAGCAACTCGGCAGACCGCTCGACGTCCCTGGACAGAGCCTCGGCGCGGGCGAGGTAGGCCGACTTTTTGCCCTCGCGCTCCGCGTCGCCGCTGACGTCCACGGCGCGCAGCCGTTCGAGGGACTCGCCGACGAGCATGAGCAAGGCGCGGGCGCGGGTCTCAGGTCGCATCACCGTCCTTACGTTCGGCAGCCTTGTGCAGCACCATCAGGTGCATCCGGTTCGCCTCGGTCATCTCGCAGAGCCCGACGTCCATCGCGTGCCACAAGCACATCCCCGACCCTCGCCACTCCTCGGCCGTGCATCCGGCGAACCCGCACACCGCGACATCCGTGTCGCAGTACGGTTCGAGCAGCTCGATGAAGTGCGGCGCCCAGCCACGGACGCTCGTGCTCGCGACCTGGGCCCGGCGCGCGAGCTCGGTGGCGCGCTCCCAGGTGTCGAAGCCCGGCTCGCACTCGACCAATACGGGGCCATGTCCGACGGTGACCAACTCCATCTCGTCCAGGACCTGCATGCGGCGGACCCGAGGCGGGATCGTGACGACGGGGCCGGACAGCCGCGGGACGACTCCGCGCATCGTGCACAGATCGACGACTGCAACGGCGAGCTCGACGGCGCGCGACCGCGTGAGGGTTCCGCGGTCGGACGCGAGGAGATTGTCTCGGGCGAGCCTCATGGCGCGGCCTCCAGGGCTGCGACAAGTGCCTCGGCTTCGGTGGCACAGAGCGCGAGCACTCGC